GTGGGGCGTACGAGGCGCCCCACGGCGTGGCGTTTTACGGCTGGCTGCCGGCGTAGTTGTAGGTCGGACAACATCTCCCTAACGCTCTGTGTGTCATGGGTTATCTCTAGGAAGACGTCATAGAGACTGTGTGGTCCGCACTTCCAACAGTTGGCCCACCCGCCTTGGTTGATACCCAGATGATGCTTACCGCTTCCCTCCCCGCACCAAGGGCAGTCAATCTGCACCCATCCAGGGCGCCCGTGGCGGTGTTCTGGTCCAGCGACGGGAACGTGGAGTTGCTCAAGGATTTCGACGATGGTGGTCATTGTCGATGCCACTCAATCCACAGATTTTTCAGCAGCAGTTTGGTCGCTAACAGCATAGCGTGTCGATGACATCGTAGTTTTGGCCATTCTTTGGCATTCAATGCCAACTTGGCCTCTTTAACCTCATCGTATCGCAGGCGATATGGGCCTGCGTTATTCTGTTTAACAATGTTATCGCCCCACAGATAGGAGACCGATCTCCTACGAGGAATATAGCCAAACTCCTCCCATTCCTCGGCAGACAACCCGTTCGACTTCCAGGCGGCGCCCATTCGATGCACGCCCTTACTTTGGAATGGGGCACAACCCATTCTGCGCCAAAGTTTTGCTGGGTTGGGGTAGTTGAGCAGATTGCCACACTCCCCCACCAAGATAGCTAAGGAGAGAATACCAAACCCGCGCTGTTCCTCGGCCTCCACCCAGTCCACAATGTGGAGCCGCTTCGCAGTCTCTACCATCAGACGCTCAATGATCTTTTCTTGACGCTCGAAGCCAGACAGAGATTCGTTGGTAACTAATACCAAGCCACGAATAGGGGAATCTTCTAACTCACCCAGCAAGATCTGTTTGATCAATGCCTTGGACTTCTTTATTGCTTCAGTGCGTTCGTCTGCTTCCAGACCCACATTGTACCCCTCAGCGACCGCAACAGTCATCACCAACCGATTAGTGATCATGACCCTAGTCTTGATGAGGTTAACCCGCTGGCGCTGAAGGCGTTGCAGTTCGTCGCAGACTTGCTGAAGTGCAGACATTGGTGGTACCTTTAGATAAGAAAGAGACGGGCATCCGGTGCATCGGTTACAAAGTTAGTCTCGCCCAGTCTCTTTGTGTTTTTAAGCCGCCATGCATCATCTCGGTTACAAGTTCTATCTGGGCGGCTCTTGTTCAAATGGGTGGGCATCGCTGAAATCGGTTACACGGGCATGGTCGCCCACCCACAATATCAAGGAATGGCTGGTCATCTTCACAGTCGGTTACAAGCGCGAGCTCAACCAGCCATTCAATTTCTCAGGCCACGGCCGATGGAGTTGTGCCGTCCTTGTTAAGTCGGTCGAAGATCTCTTTCAACTTCGTAGGCTTCACAGACTCACCCACCGTCTTGTTACTCGGCACCAAGGGACGCAGAGCATTCAACAACTTTGCGTTGAACAAATGGCCTCGACCAACAGCCCACTCGTGTTCCGCCGCATCGGCGAGATCACAACCACGTAAAGCACCCAGGATAGTACCAGACACTCGGTATGAGTACAGCTCACAGAACGCCGTATTGACTTGCTTGCTAATTCCCGCACGTACCTTTGGTTTGTTGGTGGGCCGTGGTCGTGTCCCTCTCAGTTGCCTGTTGGTGGTACTGCGGTCTGTGTGTATCAGATCACGCAGGGCGCGTTTGATCAGGGACTCGACGAGTTCAGAATATTCGGGCAGTCGCTGAACCAACCTAAACGCCTCGTCAACTGCGTCGTCGATGTTCTCCTCATGTTTGTTGGTGCATTGATGCACGATCTTCAAAACTGACTCTGGAAACGTCATAACAAGATCTCCTAAGATGTTTAGAGTGGGCACGCTTTAGATCGGTTACATCGGTTGTATCGCCCACCCCTTGGTTCTAAAATGGTGGCTGATAAACAACTGACCTTTCGGATACACTGGCGGCATCGCCTACCAGCCACCAATAACTCGATTGTCAAAACACCGGACGGAACTGCACAAACTCGAACGTGACGGTCTTGGTGCCGTCGGCATTCTCAATGACCTTCCGTTCTGTGGTCATTACTGTTTTAGCTTGTCTCTGAGTTCGTTGATAGCACCTTCCGACCACTCTTTCAGCGTTTTGTGTTCCTGAGGATGGGCCAACTGCTCGTTGGCGGACCACCAAACCAAAATACGGCGAGCTACGGCAATTCCCTCCGAAACACCCTCTTCAAATCCCTCTCGGTACTCAGCTTCCAGCGCTGTCGTGGCGTCTGAGATTCGTTGTTTTTGTGCCGCTGACTTGAACTTCATCTTCCATCTCCTTGTGTCAGATTCATGTCCCGTACATCAAGGTATTCGGTTGTGGCAACTAAATATAGAAGCGAATTCAAACGACTTTCAAGAGATAAGCTTAGGCTGCTTCTTAGACAGTTCATCAAGTAACTCGTCCAAGATGTTGAAATCCTCATCCAGTACCCCACCATCCAACACGGTACGAATTACCTCTTGCTTGTCTTGCAACGCACGGCACAAACGCTCCTCGATTGTGCCGTGAGCAATCAAATAGTGGTAATACGCCGTGGCATCCTGACCGATACGATGGGTGCGGCCCTCGAGCTGGTAAAGGTCACCCGGTCGCCAAGGTAACTCAGCAATCACACTAGTTGAAGAGGCCCGCTGCAACCCATCAACCCCAGTCGACGCGGCTTGGATATTGCCGATGAAGACTCTTGTCCGGGGGTCACGCTGGAACTGATCTACCGCCGCCTTGCGATCCCGACCCGTTACAGAGCCATTGACGATCACATGTCGACCACCACCAACTCGCCTGTTCAGTGCTTCAATCATCTTGGTGTGGATGGCGAAGATGACTAACTTCTCATTCGTCTCGTCGAGGAATTTGTTGCACCATTCCACTACGGCGCGGAGTTTGAGTTTGGCACAGAGTTGCAGCAAATAGGAGATCTGTGCGAGCTGTTGAGCCTTCAGTGCCGAGGTGACACGATCAGGTCGGGTCTTCTTCAGCCACCCAAAGAAGTCGTCCCTGGCGAGTTCATACTCTTTGGGGTTCGAAAGCGGCACCGGCACGATGCAGCGGATTTTGTCTGGCAAGTCCTTCAACACGTCCTTCTTCAAACGGCGGACCAACAACTGCCGATTGAGGGTTGTGTTGAGGATGTCAAGGTTGCTGGCGCCGGAATAATCCCAACCCCAAGGTGTCCGCCGCGGGCGACAGAAGCGATGAGCAAATTGATAAAAGGATGGGTACAAATCCGGCCGAATCATGTGAAGCGTAGGCCAGAGTTCTGCGGGGCGGTTAAGCAATGGTGTGGCACTGAGTGCGATGACATGCTTCGCCGCCTTGGCGAGTTTGGTGCAGGCCTTTGATCTTTGAGAAGCACGGTTGGCCGTGGCCTGGCACTCGTCAATGATGAGCGTACTAACGCCCTGCTTCAACAGCACAGGCAGCCAAAATCGCAGGATATCGTAGTTGACAATGGTGAGGCGGGGTGGGGTGGAACGACGACCAACACGTTCAGGCACCTTCTGACCTTCCAACACTGTGGGTCGAATACCCACCCGGCAAGCCTCCATCTCCCACTGGTATTTTGTGGAGGCGTTGCAAACCACCACGGCAGGAAATGACTCGATGCGTTGCCGTTTCAGCGTCCAAAGTGATATGAGAGTCTTGCCCAATCCGGTATCCAAAGCCAACATTGACCTACCGCCGAAATCCTCGACGTCGTAGACAACTTCCCTCTGATAACCAAATGAGGCGGGTCCGTTGGTAGTCATATCACAGAATCGGTCTTTACCATAGTATCAGAACGACATGAGGGTAGATTGCTCCGCAACCTACCCTCATAGAGAGCCCTCTCGCTGTCGTTGATCACGCGATCAAATAGAATTCCACCACTTCATAGTGTTTACCCCCTCTCGTGAATAGTCACTCACTCAGCGCCTTCCCAATCTCCGCAAACGTCTCAGTAATACGTCGGGTTGTCCAACCGATTGAGCAAAGATAAGACCGAATGGTTGAGCGATAGTTGCGGGGTTGCCCACCTTTGCAGGCGATGACGCTTGCGATCTCGGCGGGCGTCTCGAACACAAGCTGAACTACCAGCGACGCATCCTCCGAGAGTTCCTCAATGAAATCTGCCGGTCGCCAATCACTCGTCTTCTTGACGATCAGCTCGTCGTCAACGTGGGTGTAGTGTCGTTGGTGGCTGATCCTCACCCTTAGCTGGTCGATCAGTGCCCATCGAATCCAGTTTCCGCACCAGGTCGTGAACGGGATATCGCCGGGCCAGTCGTTATAGGCGGCGATGAAGAGGTAGGATGCCTCGGCCATGAGTTCGTCGAAGTCCCCTCCATAGGTCTTGACCAGTCCCCAAACCTGCTTGCGGATGAGGTTTTCTACCTCAAGGTACGTCTCCTCTGCTGCCCGTTTCTGCGCTGATGAGAAGTTGGGAGCCAGCGCCAATGCATCCTTCATGAGAGCGTCTCCTGTGGGTTGGTAGGTCCCCGGATTTTAGGTAGTTCCGGGCACCATTACAAGTAGGACTGCAGCCCATTCAGCAGTGATATATCCCCGCTAACCCATACCCCGTAGAGGTCCCAAGAACGGTTGAGCTCCAGCCATTTAGTCCTCATCCAGTCAGGCTGCGTGCGGACGAGGTAGTCATACTGCCGTCGTGTGATGAACATCCTACATCTCCTTCTTGATGTTCGTGTCCCGTACATCAAGGTATTCGGTCGCGGCGACCAAATATAGGAGACTATTGAAGGAAATTCAGCCGTTCAAGAGGTCCTATCCACCCAACGACTGTGCCACGGTACCTTTGGTCGCTACCCAAGTAGTTCCACCGACCGTAGTACCACGTGAGGAAGATATCCTCACAAAGAAATGACGACTGTGAAATAGGAATGCGGCAGGCGTAAACCCCATCTTCGGTTGGCTTACCCTTCTTGTACCTTACCATCTTGGCATTCCTTGATGTAGTCGGTGGCCCTTCGTGCATTCCCGTTCACGAAGCACAGCACGTTCTGATGTCCCTTGCCCAGCTTCCGTGATTTCTCAAAGAACCCACCAACCCTCAACGACAAAGACGATACCGCAGTTACTAAGATCGCCTCGTTGTAAAGATGGAGGCCGGCCTTCTCAAATGCGCGGATGGTGCCACCCGGTAGGTTGCAGTAGTTGCCGTCTTTGTCTCGATAGTCCCCCACAACGAAACAAGCGAAACGGTCCTCCTTCAACTGCCGGCAGGTGAGTTCGATAATACGAGTGTATGCCTGTCTGAACTCCCGCAAGCCCATGTTTGAGAGGTCGGCAGGGTTGTTGCTATACTTCTCAAGATCACCGTAAGGTGGACATGCCAAGGTAAAATCGGCCCGCGGGGCTTCTGGCATCACTTCACGTGCGTCCCCCACGACCCAAGTGGGTTGATTATCAGGACAAATGAGCTGCGCCTGTGCCCGGTTCGCTTCGATCTGTTCTGGCCGTAAGTCGCAGCCCCAATACTTCATCCCCAAAACGTGAGCCACAATGCCTCGAACAGACCCGCCGGCGAAGGGGTCCACAACCTGACCACCTAACGGACAGAACCAACGGTAGAGAGCCTCGCAAAGGACCGGGTCGAAGATGGAGGTGGTGCTCCCCGCCACTTCTATTTTTTGGGATGCCTCCGAATCCCCACCATGAATGCTCAGCTTTTCTTTTCGCCCTTGGGCTTGGATTGGTTTCCCGCGCCCGTCACCTCGGCTGCCGTCGTTGGAGTATTGAGCGGACGGCATAGGTGAGCCACCGGGATTGACTCTGCGTCCTTGGCGCCGTGCGGCATTCCACGCCTCGACTGCCTCGGGATCATTAAGGTCGAGCTTTCCTAACGCGCCGGCCACCGCGGCACTTCGATCCAGGAGATTGTTACCGCGACCCACCTCACCTTCAATACCCAACGCCAACCAACGGCGCTTCCTCTCTTGCCACACTCCGTCACGGGCATTCAACACAGAGAATGGCGGAATGAGAAATCGCTCACGTAAGACGCTGTTAGGTGAGGGTGCAGCGGGTCGAAGCAGTCCCATCCCAAAGAGCTTCTTGTCGATGTCCATTAATCCGCGGCCTCCTCATCCCCCAGAGCCTTGTTGTTTGTGTTATCTTCTTCCTCTTGTTTAAGTCGCGCCTTTCGTCGTGCCCAGCCTGCTTTGGTGGTTTCTGACAGCTTCTTTCTGTGTTCTTCCGTGTTGTATTTTTTCATCGCCTCGGACTTCTTTCTCTTACTCTCTTCCGTTTGTGATTTTCCGAGGTTAGCCTGTCGAAGCTTCTCTTTGATCGCGTCTCCTTCAGGGCTGTTATATTGAGTTCGCTTTATTCGGGACATGGCTGCTCTCGCTTTTGGGTCAGACCATTGCATTTGTGCCGCTGTTCGTAGCTTAGATACTACCTCATCGGTACAAGCAGCCTTTGCAATCTCCGACATTTTTGCTAGGTAGGTAGGATCGTCATAATATTGACGCATGGTAGCAGCTCGTTTCAACAAAGCTTCTTTACTACGCATCGTACTTTGCATAATAACCAGCATTTGTTCTCTAAATGATGGGTCTTGCCACACACTTCTCATTATTTCAGAAGCTTTACGTCGATTTTCAGGGTCTTCAAAAAGCGCCAGCTTCTCTTGAGAACGTCTTTTTCTTGACTCCATAGACCACTTTAATCCTATGGTGCCCTCACCTCCATCCGTCATGTTGTACCCATTGGGTATCTTCGTCTTTAGCTTTCGGATCAATTGTATCTCTGCCCAAAAGATATATTCCTCGTCTTCATCATCCTCAAGCACTGTCCATATAAAGGATGAAAATCCATGACGGCGAAGTGCGCGATGAAAAAGAAAATTTGAGCCATCTGCGGCCTCTTTTTCATGAACCTCACGCCTCCACTCTAGGGTGTATTTTGTACGGCCTACGTAACATTTACCGTTGACTTCACATCTTACTTGATACACAAGACCCATGTCACTCTTCCTCTAACTCCCAAAATATAGGTAATCTAGCAGCAGCTTTTTTGGGATCACCTTTAATGAATACAAGCACAGTTTGATGAACTTTTACGACCTTTCTTGCGCCACGAACGAAGTTGGTCGCCGTCCGCATCGCACCAGTTCCTACGGCATTGACAAGGATGATCTCGTTGTAAAAGTCGGCGCCGGCCATGATGAATGCTCTGATTGTGTCTCCCACAAAATCATGCATCTCACGAGTGTCTTTGTCGCGGTAGTTGCTGACCACGAAACAAGCAAAGCGGTCGTCATTCAGCTTCGCCACGCTCAGCTTAATGATCTCTCGGTATCGCTCGAGGAACTCCGGATACTTCATGGTCGAGATGTCATTCGGGTCGTCCGAATACCGTTCGAGGTTACCGTAGGGAGGGCATGAAAAAATCGCATCAACCTGATGTTTGAGCTTCGGCACCTCGGCGAAGCTGTCTCCACAAATCCACTTCGGTGGGTATTTTCCGCGAGTCGAGTCGTTGACCTGCTCACGGTTGGCGGCCACCTGCTCGGCCCTAAGTTCACAGCCCAAGTAGCGGCAGCCAAGGACAGACGCAACAATCCCCCGCACGCTTCCACCAGCGAACGGATCTAACACAATGGGTGCATACCCGTCTGAGTCCACACCCGGCGCGCCGGCCCACCAACTGAGGACAAGTTCCGCAAGGACTGGGTCAAAGACGGACGTCCCAGTCATTTTCATGCCAATCTTGGCTTTGAGGTTACCATCCCCACAGGCCTCACATCGGCGGGCCTTGGGGGCTTTACCCTCGGCGTCGTACCGCTCTTTCGCTCGCACGGCAGCCTCATAGGTCAGGTCAGATGCCCGACCCACCTCAGACTGGATGCCCAACTTGAGCCAAGCACGTCGCCGTTCCTGCCAGAATCCCTCGCGGGTGTTCCATACCGAGAACGGTGGGAACTTAAACCGGTCCCGTAGCGGCCCCTTAGAGGGCTTTTCGAGTTGCAGTCCGAACCCTTGATGGTATAGAATCTTCTCGACACTTTCCATTCGGCCACCTCTCGAAATACCCCTCTTCTGTCTGCACAAATCCGTGACGCTCATACCAACGACGGAGGTCGTCGTACCCTAAGTCGCCATAGGGGTTGATTTCCAGTCTGAGAATCTCGTCCTCGAAGTCAGCTTCTTCGATTATCTGCCGAAGAAGCTCACTACCAATTCCCTGCCCCCGGTAACCGGCAGGTACGTTGATTCTGGTGATCCAAAATACCCCGTCAATCCTACAAACATCAGCAACGGCCATTCTAGCCTTACCAAGCAGTTTAGCGTGTGTTTGCTTCATCCTTGTTCCTATACGCAAATGGGTAAGGATCCCACAGCCTCGATCCTCGTCTGGGTTCCTCTCCAACGAAGTGAATGTATTCAAGCAGTGCCAACCAGCCGGCTAAAGACGCCTCCTCTTG